TTATTTTCTCTTTTGACTCTTTTTAAATTTGATGTAGTCATAAACATCTTGGATATCTTCCGAGGAAAAGCTAGCTAAATCATTAAACATTAAATCAGCTTCTGGGAAATCTTCTTGAATTTTTTCAAGGAAATGCTGCTTTTCATCGACAGTGTTTCGTTCAACTTCATCTGTTCGACCTAATAAGAAGTCAGTAGACACTTCAAAAATAGAGGCAAACTGACTTAGCTCTTCTCCGCGAACTGGTCTATCTCCTGCTTCAATTCGATTCATTACACTAACATTGATTTGAGCGATTTTTGCTAATTCTTTTTGGCTCCATTGTTTTGCTTCGCGTAATTGAATGATACGATCTCCGATACCCATTATTTTATACCACCTATACTTTCTGATTTGGAAATAATTATATCATAACACATAAAAAACAGCTAATTTGTTTCTTATTTAGAAATTTAGTTGTTGACATTTTTAATATAGAAATGTACTATGAATTTATAATTTCTAAAACAGAAATAACGAAGGGAGGATAAACATGCGATTAAAAGATATCCTCATTCGAGAAGATCAATTGCCTTATTCCACTAAAGAAGAGGACAAGCCTTTTATTATTGTCTATTCAAATGGCAAAACAAAGATGTCGTATTTACCGGATCATGGAGAGACAAAGATCATTACCCATCAAGGACAGGTGAAACGTGTTCGTTTTGATGAGGGAGAAGAATTTAAATAGTAAGTTGTGCTACCAGCTAACTGGAGGACATGAGTTAACGTTACTAACGTTGCTCATGTCCTTTTTCATTTTAAAGGAGGGATTATTATCATGAGGAAAAAACATGAAAATAAGAATTGGATAGATAGTTTATTAGCAGAGTACGAACATGGAAAGAAAGCATTGGAGAACATGAAGAAAGAATTAGATCCAGAAATTGAAATGGATCAAAAGGATATCAACGTACTTGATGAAATGATCAAGGATATGTCCTATGCCATGAATTGGATGCATATCGGTCGTGAACCGGACAGCTATGGGGGCATAGATAAACGCTCCGCGTATCAACGAAGGGTAATTTACGACATGGATTTATTACCATCATTAGAAATAGAACCAACAGAGAGAAAGCTTACGGAAAATGAGAAAGTGATGATTACGGAAATTTTATTGGTGCTATCTCCACGAGAAAGGCAGTGCTATCTGTTGCATATGGCGCAAGGATGGAGTATGGGGGAGATATCAGAGGAACTTAATATTGGGAAGTCTTCGGTACAACAATTTATTCAACGAGCGAAAAAGAAAGTCGCTTGTCGTACGAAAGACATACAAGCCCACCTATAGGATGAAGGGGAAATAAAAAAATGATTTGCTCTTCAAAATTAGATACTTATAGGAGGAATTTTAAATGGCAGAGATGTTACAAGGAAAAAACAAGGTATTATTATTTCGTTTACTAAATGAAAGTACAAATGAGGCTGCAAAGCTAGTGTTCCAAACTGAACATACATTTTCGTATTCCCGAGCGCTTGATCGTATTATCACAAAAGATGGAACGATTGTAAAAGTTGGGGAGCTTGAGTCTGAGGTGAGTATTGAAGCAATTCAGTCTAAAGATGATCCAGTACGCGAAATGTTAGAAAGTGCAGTGAAGAAAGGTGAAAAAATTGAGTTGTGGGAAGTAACAGTAGATGAATCTTTAAAAGAGGGAGATAAATATCCAGCTGTATATGCTCAAGGATACTTAGATTCGTGGGAGAGTGCTGCCAATGCTGAAGAACAAGCAACAGTATCGAGTAACTTCATTGTAGAACTAGAGCCTCAAGTTGGAATGGCAACATTAACTACTGAACAAGAAGAAGCAGTTCAGTACGTATTTCAAGATACTGTAGTAGAAGAAGGATCCGTAAATGAGTAAAAAATAATTGAGGGCACAATATGTGCTCTCAAATTCTTGTAAAAGGTGGTATTTCGTATGGAATTTAAAGTTAATAATAAAGAGTATGTATTGAAATTTGGTATAAAGTTCATTAGACAACTAGATGAAGTTTATAAAGTTGACTATCAAGGGTTGGAATTTGGAATGGGAGTGAATTTAGCTTATATCAATTTAGTACAAAAAAATCCTACTGTTTTAGTAGAAGTTATTAAAGCTGGGATTTCACATCACACTAATACTCCGAAACAATCGACAATTGAATCAGCTATTGAGGAATATGCAGAAATACATGATGGTTTGTCTACATTGTTCACTGAATTATTGGGTGAACTGGGAAAGTCGGTAATGGTCAAAGACACACTCAAAGACTTTCAGGAAAAAGCGGTAAAAAACAAGTAAGCGAAACATCAAGAGAAACGTATGAAACAATTATTATTAACTGTTTTCGATACCTTGGTTTTACATCATTAGCCGATATTGATTGTTTAACGATGTATGAATATACACTTAGGATGCGATCGTACTATTTAACTAGAGTGGATAAAGAGTATGATATGCATCTTCAAGCATGGTTAAACCATCAAGTTAAAGCCAAAAGAACAAAAGGATCCTCCAAAAACCCGAAACAGGAATATGTGTATAAAGGTTTTGGTGATTTCTTTAATTATGAAAAAAGGTTAGAAAAGGTTGATATCAGTCATAAAGATGTTACTACTGAGCAAAAGAAAATGGCAGTAGTCGCTGAGAGAGTTAATAAAAGAGAGGAGGTGCAATAAATGTCCGTTAATTTATCTATAGATCATTATTTAGAAATTACCGGAGTGAAAAGTTATGTGAACCAATTTAAAAATATGACTAACGAAGTTGGTACCCTAGGTAATCAACTTATTGATACTGGCAGTTCAGTAAAAGTACTTGTTGATAACTTAAGTGCAGCCAGTGGAGGAATTGGTCCGTTTAAGCAATTACAGGATTACCTACAATCTGACACAGTACAAAGTTTCGCAGGTGTGTTTACAGGATTGGTTGGTGCAGTTGATAATACTACTGCCGCAATCCAGTCGATGCAAGATGTAGCTCAGAGTATTCCTAATGCATTTAATTCGATTCAATCTACTGGGAAGAAGTTGTGGGGTGTATTAAAAGCAAATCCTATTCTTACAATTGTTTCTGTGATAGCTGGATTAATAGGTGTTCTTTTTCAATTATATCAAACCAATGAAACGGTTCGAGGAGCAATTGACTCTGCGTGGGCAGCTATTCAGTCGGTATTTACAGGTACGGTCGATTCCATGAGTAATATTGATATATCAGGTATTATTTCTACCATTGTCACTACTTTAACTACCATGCTCCCAGTTATGCTAGAAACAGGAATTAGTTTTTTACAAGGTTTTATTAACGGAGTGCTACAGCAAGCGCCTCTATTAATAGAGATGGTGATGAGCTTAATTCAAACCATTTTAAATACATTTACCACCATGATACCTTTGCTGATTGAAGTATTTTCAGGAGTGGTAACAACACTTATTGATTCTATTGTGATGATGTTACCATTACTAATTACGACGATAATTACGTTAATAACAACTATTACTGAAACAATCATCTTATATCTCCCTATGATTTTAAATATGGGAATTCAATTAATAAATGCAATTATTAATGGTTTAATAGTGGCTTTACCAATGATCATCCAAGCTGGTATTAGTATATTAACCTCATTAATAAACGGGATAACGACTGTTATACCACAATTATTAAATGTTGGTATGCAGCTTATAACTTCACTTGTTAATACTGTAGTCCAATTACTACCAAGTTTAATTCAAACAGGTATTCAGTTGTTAATGTCTTTAATACAAGGTGTATTACAAGTGCTTCCGTCCTTAATTAGTATGGGAATTCAACTAATTATACAATTAGCTAATTCAATTTTATCGATGCTACCTCAACTACTAAGTGCGGGTATACAAATCGTACTATCATTATTAAAAGGTATTGGTAGTTTACTTGTTCAAGTGTTATCGATTGGAAGGGATCTAGTTACTCGAGTGCTGAGCGGAATTGCTGAAAAAATAACGGGACTAGCTACCGCTGGAAAAAACATGGTATTTAAAGCAATTGAAGGTGTGAAAGAAGCATCGGATAGGTTTGTAACAGCAGGTAAGGATCTTATTTCTGGAATGATTACAGGTATAAAAGATAAAGCGAAAGATTTGGTTAGTACTGCGGTTCAAGCAGCCAAAGATGCAGTGAACGGTGTATTAAGTTTCTTAGGAATAAAATCTCCATCAAGGTTATTTATGGGCATTGGTGATGACACAATGGAAGGGTTTATTGTAGGAGTCAACCAAATGTCAGGTAAGCTAAGTAAAGCAATGGTAAATGTAACAAACGGTGCAACAAAGGCATTTCATGCAGAGATGAGCCCTAACTTGGATTTAGCGGGAGAAGTAAATAATGTACATCAATTTTCTAATCCTCAAAGTGTAGCAGTCCAATCGAATATCGAACAAGCTAATCAACCAGCGTATATTAATCTAAGGATTGGTAATAGCGATTTTCAATCCTTTGTGGAAGATATCTCAAATGTACAAGAAAGAAAAGCTTTTCGAACTAGAAGAGTATAAAAAGGGGGAAAGTATATGTATTTATTTACTGATACAACTCCTAGAGAGGAGCCTTTTATAGGCTCCTTTTCTCTACAAACCATTTTCAATAACATGAATATAGATCAATTATTATCAGATACACAAGGACGGTTTATAACTACTTCTATTTCAGGAAGAAATCTGACTTCAAAGTCTATAGAAACAAATGAGTTTTTAGGAATGCATGGTTTAAGAGAAGGAGATTTTAAATACGAACCAAGAGAAATAGTTGTAAGCTTTTTATTGGAAGATAAAACAAACTCAGGATTTCGCAATAAAATCAAACAACTCTATTCTATTCTGCAAGGTCAAAAAAGAAAGTTAAGATTTACTGATGAAAATGCCTATTATCTTGCTACATTTAAAGAAGCGGATATACCAGAGGAGAATTCAAATTCCATAGAAGGAAGTTTAATTTTCTTGTGTACAGATCCAGCGAAATATTTTGAACGTGTAGATATAGATATCAATCGGGGCAGTGATTTATATTCTATTGATTCAATAGAGCCAACATCTTGGGGAATAAAGGTTAATTTTACTGAGAATGTTAGCTATTTTTCATTCAATGAAAGTAAAGGACTGTATCTTTATTTAAACTATGAATTTATTGAAGGAGATGAATTGTCCATAGAATATGATAAAAGAAAAGTCTTACTGAATAGTGAACACGACTTAAGAAATACTGTTAGTGTACAATCGCATTTTCAGCAATTAGTACCTGGAGATACAGAAATTATTACAAGCCACGATTGTACATTAATTTATAATAAAAAAGATTATTCATAGAAAGGGGGGGGAGTCTATGAGTGAATTATTCATTTTTGATCAAAATGATCATTTAAAAACTATTATTTCAGAAGATACAGGTTTACTTCAAACTCGTTTCAGAGAGGAAGTTAATAAAATTCCGGATACACCATTTCAATTTGAAGTTGAAGCGAACGAAGGCATAACGAGATATATAAAAGAAGAAAATCAAGTCGTATTTCGTGATCAGAACGGTGATTATCGTTTATTTACTATAAAAGAGATAGATGATACTACAGAAATGGGAGTCTCCATTACTACTGCGACTTGTTCTTCTGCAATTATGGAACTAAATGAACATATTATAGAAAAGTTGAATCTAAAAAATCAGTCACTTACTGTAGCGCTTGAAAAGGTTTTTGAAGATACAAGATGGCAGTTCCAAGTTCATTCTATCACTACTGTTGCTAATTTAGACATTGAATATCAATCTTCATTAGAAGCTATGTTGATGATTGCTAATATATGGGGGATTGAATTTAAAGATACTATAAGTATTGATGAAAATAATAAGATTACTAGAAATATATCATTTCAGTATCGCCTAGGTGAAGATAATGGGCTTAGGTTCGAAATAGACTATAATGCTACCAATGTGAATCGGACCATTATTAGCTATCCGAAAACTGCCCTTTATGGACAAGGGGGAACGGTAGATGAGAAGATCATTGACTTTTCTAATGTAGAATGGAAAGTTGAAAAAGGTAATCCTGTCGATAAACCTATAGGTCAAAAGTGGGTAGGTGACCCACATGCTCTTAGTGAGTACGGTTTAGATAAAGATGGTATATTAATGCATAGACAAGGTGTTTTTAATGATACTGAAATTGAAAATCCTGAAGAATTGTTAGAAAAAACATGGGAAGCATTAATTCTAGTCCAACAACCAGAAGTGAATTATCAACTTAATGTAGACACTGCTGATGAATCCATCCGATTGGGCGATACCGCTATATGTATTGATCGTAATTTTGCAAGACCAATTGAAATACAAACAAGAATCATTGCTTTGGAATACGATGTCATTAGTCCTTCGAATACGGTTCAAATTGAAATGGGACAATTTTTAAACTTATACGATGACAGAATTGATAAAGTTATTGAAGATATAGACAGAAATCGAGAAAAGTGGGAAAGTGTTGGTACGATATCCAAAGATAGCTATCCAGATAATAAACCATCACCTCCAACGAATGTGGAAGCTTATGGAGCATTTAAGACTATTCAAATATATTGGGATTATACAGATGAAATATATGTTGACGCTTATGAGGTATATGGCTCACAAGTAAAAGAATTTGAACCAGATTCTCAACATTTATTGTGGAAAGGGAGTGTTTCTGCCTTTTCTCATATAGTTGAGACAGATCAGAAATGGTACTATTACGTTCGGGCTATTAATCATCATGGTACTGCTAGTGATTGGTCAGAACAAACGGAAGCAATCACGCATCGAGTAATTAGTGAAGATATACTATTTGGTGAAGGGCTAGCAGAAAGGATGCGTGAACTCCATAATATTAGTGATATTATCGGAGCTGGTGGAGTAAGTTTTGAACAGATATCCCAAGAAGCTAAAAATCTTGTTACTCAACAAGCAAAGCAATATACAGACAGTGAAATTACTCAAACTCGTGATGAAGTAATGGCGAATGTAAGTAACTTATCGAATGACTTGGAATATGTAGAAGGTCAACTAGTGGATAAAGTGAATATTAATGATGTTTATACGATTTCCGACATTGACAATATGATAAGTAATAAAGTGAGTTTAACGAGATATGAAACAGATCATGAGGGTGTTGTACAAGATTTAGAGCAACACTTTTCACTTATTGAACAAAATGAAATAGAAATTCGAAATAGAGTAGAGCAAACTATATTTAACAATGAGACTGGCGTTCTTAGGCAGTCTATTAGTGATGTGCAGCAATTAGCAGAAGGTATCGAAACAACAGTATCTAGTATTGAATTGGATGTAGCTGATAATCAGAATCGATTGAATCAAGCAGAATCGACTATTAGTCAATTATCAAATGAAATTGATTTGAAAGTAGACGTAGATAATATAGTTTCACAAATTAACCTCAGTCAAGAAGGAGTAAAAATAAAAGGTAATCTTATACATCTTGACGGTACCACATTAATTAATAATGGGGTTATCCAGAATGCTCATATTGCTAATGGAACTATTGAAAGAGCAAAACTCGGTACTGCTGTAATTGGTACTGGCCAAATTGAAAATGGTGCAATTACAAATGCAAAAATAGCTAATGCAACGATAGATAGTGCAAAAATAGCTAATATATCTGCTACAAAGATAACATCAGGGGAATTGAATGCAAATAATGTGCAAATTATGGGTGGAAGCGGTAATGATTATACAAGAATTCAAGGTAATTTATTAGAATCTAGAGGTAAGCATCAGAGAACTTGGAGAGATACAACGGTAACACATGATATTAAATTAAGGTTGGAAAATGGGTACTTTAGGGCGCGTAACGATACAGAAAATTGGTCACTGTATTTTAGTGACTGGGGGATTTCTACTTATGCTGATGCTTATGGAGACGATAAAGATGCATCTGGATTTATCGAATTTCACAGTGCTGAATATTCTCCCACTAAGTCTAAATCAGGACTTACTTTATATTCCATGGCAGGAAATATAGGATTAAGAACTGATAAGGGAAGTATACATTTGGATCCTAACAATCTTGTAATAGTAACAGGAACGAGTTTGAGATCAGCAGTTATTGGAGTACCTGATGATGTTGGACAGAATTTATATCTTGGAGTAAGTGGTACTGACAATGGAGAAGTCAGGGTTACGAATAAATTATTCTACAATAATGGGAACCCGAGTTATTATCCAATTCGAGCATCCTCATTTAAAGATCCAAGTGGAAAAACTGCATATATTAATGGTTCTGGGGGAGGAACTTTAAGTTCCGGAAGATATTTAAGTGCTGGTGGTTTACGTACAAATGCAACCAATCTATATCTGGGGGTACCGAGTGGAAGTGCTGACGGAAAAGTTAGGGTTACAAATAATAATGGATACAATAGTGGCAAGGGGATTGGGTATAGGCCAATACAGGCTTCTAAGTTTGAGACAGCTTCCAGTATTGTGCATAAGACTAATATTGAGGAGTTTAAGGGCAATGCATTAAAAGTTATTGAAGGTCTTAATGTAGTTAATTATGATTTTAAAGAAGATATTGAAAATAATATTCTTAATAATAGACAAATTGGACTTATAGCCGAACATAGTCCTAAGGTAGCTACAAATGATTTCTCCGCTATAGATATTTATAGCTTATTAATGTACTGTGTAAAAGCAATTCAAGAATTAAATCAGAAAATGTGAGATTGATTTTATAATAAAATATATTTGGAGTTGATTTTGATGTTAAGAATACAGAATAAGTATCTAAAAGGAACAGCGGAATTTCTTCAGAATAATTTATCATTAAAAGGTAAACAAAATATACATCGTATGCGACTAGTAAATGCCATGCTTGCTCATAACGAAAAAATTGCTGAAGAAGAACTTACTCTAATTAAAGAATACGCAGAAAAAAATGACGATGGAGAAATTATTAAGAGTGAATCAGATAGTGTGTTAATTAGTGATATGAATGCATTTAATCAACAATATAAAGATCTATTAGAAGAGTTTTATATATTGAACGACCCTAACTTAGAAGAGGCGATTCTTACAATAGCTGATTCTCTAAATAATTATGAAGAGTCATTATCGGGCAAAGAAGCCGAGATGCATTATTATTTATATAATGCTTTTAATGGAGAAATAAGTGGATTTAATGAGGAGGTTGCTTCTATTGAGTGAAATATATGAAAAGATTAAAGGTACAGCGGAAGAAATAAGAAATTATTTTATTGCTACTAGCCACCCTAGCATCATTGGAGATGGTATTAATGATGATACATTGGGAATTCAAGAACTATTAAATTATGCTAAAACATCTGAAGGGATTAGAATTGTTTTTCCTCCTGGCCACTACAGACTTACTGCACCTTTGAGGATATATAGTAATACTTTTATCGATGCGCAAAAAGGTGTGTATTTTAGTAAAGAGCACAACGGAGCTATATTGCTGAACTTGTTATCCACTGATGAAATGGAAGAGTACGGTGGAAATAGTAATATTACGATTAAAGGCGGCGAATGGAATGCGAATTATCCTAACTATACTGGAGGAACAAGTTTTGTTCTTGCTCATGCTAAGGGAATTCTTATAGAAGATGTTTCTCTGTTGAACCATGGAGGAGGTCACGCAATTGAATTTAACGCTATTTGTAATGGTATGGTATGGAACAGTAGGTTCTTAGGATTTGATGATCTAAATGGAAGCAGAACATACTCTGAAGCTATACAATTAGATTTGGCAAAGAGTCGAGGGGTTTTTCCTTGGGGAGGATCGAGTTATGATCATACTCCATGTAAGAACATTATAATCGAAAACAACTTATTTGATCGCTCCAATCAATTGGGAGGATGGGGGAGAGCGGTAGGTTCGCATTCTGCTACCTATGGTAAATGGCATGAAAATGTAATTATAAAAAATAATATAGTTAATAATTGTCTGCAGTGGGCGTTTAGAGCCTACTCTTGGAGAGATGTATTTATTGAAGGAAATAAAATCTATAACTGTGGTGGAGGTATAGGTTTAGATTTAAATAACGCAGATGACGAAGATAGTCACGATGAAGATGGTAATTATACTGGTAAAAGTAATCATTGTGAAAGATTTTCAGTGAAAGGAAATTTAATTGATGGTGGTGGTGGATATGCGTCAGCAATTAGTGCTGACGGTAATGCCACTGCTAGGATTCGAGCAGTAACTATACAAAGTAATTCAGTGAATAATTACAACAATAGAGCAGTGTATTTACGACTGTTGGATGAGGTATTAATTAATAATAATATTTTTAATAATATTTCTGGCAACGGACTAACGTTGAGTGAAACGTGGATGGTTACAGTTAGTGGAAATTTGTTTAGATCAATAAGATTAAATGGAATTACGTGTTTTACAGGAAATAGAGCAATAATTATTTCGAGTAATAATTTTAATTATGTGCGAGAGCATGGCGTATGGGTAAGTGGCAGTGATTCGGTAAGTATAAGTTGTAATAACTTTATTGGCATAGGATATCTGGAAAAAGGTTCTACATTTCAAGGGATTCGTATAACTTCAGGTTCCGATCGGATTACAGTAACTGGTAATACATTTAGACAATGGAGTGATACCTACGCAATGAATTTTGCCATTTATGTTACATCTACGGTAACGGAATCTATATTGTCTGTTAACAATATGGCGGGTATTCGGATGCAAATTCCTGCCGGTATATTCGAATATGGAAATTTAAATTAAGATAAATGTTAATTACCATAAAAGAGTAGAAGCGATATAAACATCGTCAAACTGTTAGTTTATGAAGATAGGGGGTAAGAATGCTTTATAAAGAGGTGGAGCCTATGAGTAAAAAGCAACAAGATATATTGGAAATAGAAAACGATATAAAAAAATTAAAAGATGATGTTAATAAATTACAAATGAACGATGCTAAACAAGACGAAAAAATCGTTAATCTACAATCGACTCTAGCTTCTATACAGGATGATACAAAATGGATTCGGCGTATGATCACAAAAGCAATTGTTACCGCAGTTATTACAGGAATAATTAGCGGAGCAATTGCTTTGTTTTTAGCAAAATTTTAGGTGGGGTGATATGAATGGATAAAGCAACTGTTACACGAACACTCGTATTGTTTATTGCGTTAATCAATCAAATTTTAGTTACGTTTGATCTTAATCCGATCCCAGGTAATGAAACAATTTGGTATGAAATCATTACAACTATATTAGTGTTTGGAGCTGCTACATGGTCTTGGTTCAAAAACAACTACATTACCTTACGAGGTAGGAAGCAAAAAGATATCCTCAAGGAACACCACTTAACTGGTTAA